AAGTATGTTTGCTTCAGTAAATTTTTGTTTACTGTGTGCTTTTTTGGTGAGATTACCTTGTAAACTTTGTCCCATACTAGTATTTACTGTGGATTATTTGGAGTGTCTTGTGATTGATCCAGCCTGTACACCTTCTGGATTCTTATCTTCACGTTTTAACAACGTTTCACCTTGCTCATCACCCATGCTTACTACTTTTCCTTCATCTTGTGTAGCAGATTGCTCTGAACGATCTTTCATAAGTTCTTTAAACAAACTCATGTTGTATTCATCACCATATAATGGTTGATCTAATTTTGGTGCATCTTTTAATTCAGTGTCCATTAACTTTGATTCGTACTCACCTTCATCATCAGGCATAATTTCTGTTACGTCTGCTGGATGTTTTACTTTAACATGATCCAATGACAAGCCAAATTGTTCAGCTAATACGCCTTCAAGTTGTGGAAATGAAATTGGATATGAAGTTTCAACATCATATATTGCAACTTCTTTGTTTTTTATTCTTGGAAATTCGTGTGGGTGTTCTTGTACTGGTGTACTGCCAACTTTTTTGAATTCAACAGTCTCATATTTGGTCATATAGTCTTTGAATTTTGCCTCAAAGCCTTCTGGCAGGTCGCCTGCAATCTTAACTCTTACAGCATAAGTTTTTGTAGATTCGGCTAATAGTTCTTTGAATGTTTTCATACTATATTATTTATCTTCCTTGTCATCTTGAGGTTTGTTCGCTAGAATTTGTTTTATTAACTCATTTCTGTCAGCAACCACTGATCCTGTGCCCGATACCACTTCATCTTCCGGTTTTCCTTGGTCTAATTTCTCTTTTTTAAGTTGTAATTCTATCATTTTTAATTTTTTGTCTATTTTTGAATTTTTAGCTGTGATTGCATTACCCATCATAGATGCGGCCACTTCCATAATACGTCCTGCAAGTCGTGGTTCAATGTTCATGCCTAGATCCATAAGGTCTTGATAAGCTTGAAAAGATTTTTCAGCGTATTCGTCTATTTCTTTATCATCTTCCAACCCGCCAACTTGTGGCAAAGCGGCATCTATTTTATCAACAGCAACTTTTTCTCTAATCATTATGTCAGCTTCCATATTGTCCTTACGACTTTGTTCTGCATCAAGTTGATCCTTCATACTCTCTGGTGTTTCTACTGTGCTGTCTTGTTCTAGATCAAATATTTCTTCAAGTTTTTTTGTCATATGTTCTATTTAAAGATATCACTCTCTGTGAGTATACGGAAACGAATGCCTTTGTTCTTACACCATTTTCCTGCCGCTTCCCATTTGGCTTTGTTCACAATATAAGCCGCTTGATTTTGTACATTCTTGCCTATATTTTCTAATTTTGCTTGATTGTTTGGTTTTACTTCTATCAGTTCTGCTATTCTTTTTTGACCTTTGCTGTTATAAACAATAAAAAAATCCGGAACGTATATTGTGTTCTTACCTGTTAGAGGATGTCTGTATGGAATTTGAATAGATTCAGATGCCCACTGCATGACCGACGGATTGTTATCACAAAAATTCATGAATGCCCATTCCCATGACGAACGATATCGTGGAGTTTTTTTACCTATGTATTTGTCTTGATGCTTAGGTTGATATAATCCTTGTGCCCATCTTGCCATACATTATGCCTTGACATTCCTTTTAGCAAAAGTATTTTGCGAACCTGGTGACTTATATCCTAGTATAGATGTTTTGAATCTGTTTAAATTTAAAATTTCACCTACAAGATTGTTTAATTGTATTGGATCTGTAGTTGTTTTTGCATTTAGTGTGTCAAGTATTTTGAAAACACTTACATCGTCTATTTTTGCTTGACGCATTAATACATATGCAATTGATTCTGATGCTTGCCTATCATAATCTCTTTCTTGGAAAAATGCTATGGCGGCATCATACTCTGCCGCATTCAATTCAACTTTGTCATCACCTATGCCAGCTAAAAATTGTATTGTTGCTTGACTACCTGTTGCTTTTGATACTCCAAGATTGCTTAACTGTTTTGCTACAGAAGCCTCGTTTGATTGTGTTGCAGTCCTATATGTCATTATGTGTTTCCTTGCTGTGCCACCACAGCATTATATTTTTGTTTTGATACTTTATAATTCAATTTACCGTTTTTCACCAAAGTTTTTGCGTTAGCCGGTGCTTGATCAATATAAGTGTTTTGTTGTGCTGTTGATAGTTTTGCCCATTCTGTTTCAACATTGTTAGGATCAACATTTTCATCTCTTCTGAATGTTTCAAATTTAGCAAATCTCAATTTGGCATTGGTGTCTAACGTTAGGTAATCAGAAACTTGATTGCCTGCTAGGAAAATTTCTTTATCAGTAACAGTTTTAGTCTGTTCACTAATAACATTGTTTAACTGTGAGTCGATAGGTAAAGCTGTTCTTCTTCGCCTACGTACATCTTTAGGAAAATTCACTCCTGGTCTACTTGTTGCACCTAAATTATTTCTCGCTCCAGTTAAAAATGTTCCTGCTAATCCAAAAATTTCGTCTTTGATTCCTCTTGTAGCCTTGCCACGTTTAATAGTTTTGTATGTTGTTACCCCGGATAATAATGCACCCAAGAAATTGCCTGATTTTGCTAGACCAAATGCTGTTGATATTCCAGCTAAGACACCGCCTGAACCAAATATAGAATCTGTACCGCCACCTAAAGGCGATATAGGAGACTTTGTGTTATCATAATGTAGTGTTGCAAAGCCTTGTGGTTGATCTCTACGTATTGCTCCTGCTTCAATCAATACCCCTGAATAAGATACTGAAAATGATTGTTCCGATACGCCTCCGCCATCAGCTTGGTCCATTGATCCATTTCGATAATCATTAATGATAGGATTCATTAATCTAAATTCTGTAAATCTTTGTCTATGCAGTTGGAAAATTGAAATTGAATTTAAAAATCTTTCATCTTCTCCATTGTCCATGCCCCATCTACCTGCGGCTGGCTCCGGTGTGTTTTTGTTATCAAATTTTATTGCATTGTATTCACCTTGTTGATGAAGTGTGTCTGTCATGTAGTGTTGGTAATACGATTTGAAGAATGCTGTTGCAACGTCACCCATGTCATCATGCAGTGTGATAGTGACTGGTTCATAAGTGATTCCTGTTTGCACATAGTTTTTATAGTTGTATTGATTTTTCATCTCAACATTAAATTGATAAGCAGGTAAATCAACACTTTTAGTAAGCATACCTAGTTCAATCTGCTCTCCTTTTGCTCTGTTGAGCATGTTGCCTGCGGCTAAAGGATTGATGTTGAAAACGACATGATATAAGAATCTGTTTTTGGGTGATAGTCTGAATGCTTCATCAAGATACAAACGAGCCGCATGTTTGTAATCCTTCATGGTATCGCCGTTGACTAACTGGTCAAGAAATAACTGTCTAAAGTTCATATAAGATATTTATTGACTTAAGATGTGGGTGGTTTATTAACCGCCAGTGACAGCAGTTCCAAGTGTTCTAGCTACGTCTGCTCCTATGCCTGATCCTCTTGGAGTTTGGATTGCATTGTCATATCTAATTGACATTGTAATCTGTACAGGCTCTGAAGTAGCGTATGCCATTGTTCCGTATTGTACGTTGTCTAGGTAACAACCATATAATTCATAAGTTTCTAGAACGTTTACTGCATCGGCGCCATTACCGCCGTCTAACATTTCAATTCTACCTGTGAATTTGTAATCAATTCCAGAAGCGGCAGATGATTGTTCAAAGAAATCAAATTGTTTCTGTAATTGTTCACCAACAAGTTTAGTAACTTCGTTGTTTACATCATCTCTTACGTTAAGAGTAATTGGATCCCAAGTATGTTTACCTGCCATATACACTCTTGAATTGTAAACATCAAGTGTGATTTGGTCAAAAGTGATGTTAGGTCTTGTAACATCTACAACTTGCTTAGTAAGTTCTGATCTAGGAGTTGACACACCAAATCCTTCAAGTATCACCCTAAAGCGATATTGTAATTTTGGCATTAACAAGCCTTGAGTGTTTGACGACTGGTTACTTGCTAACGGTACTGTAAACTTTGAAAGTGTTGATATTGCCATTTTGTTTTATTCTCCTAATTGTATTTACTATGCTCTATAGTATTATCCTAGTTGTGCCTTTTTAAAGGGCGCCAATTTCTCCTGTGTTTTTCAATCTTACTGGAATGAATATGAACTCAACTGCTTTGACTGGCTCTATGGCTACATCAACATACAGTTCGTTCCTATCAATTCTTCCTGGTGTGTTGTTTGTTTCATCACACACAACTGCAAAGTCAAACAATGCTCTCTGTGAAGTCAGTTCTAACAAGAATGATTCAACTGATTGTTTGATTTCGTTTCTAGTAAGTGTATCATTTGGTTCAAATATAAATGGTCTAGCAATCTTATCTAAGTTCAATCTTACAAATGCAACTAGTCTAGCAACATTCACTCTATCAAGTGCTGATGCTGTCAGTTGTCTTGTTTTTTGACCAAACACAGTTAATCCTGCGCCAGTTACAAATGATATTGGGTTAATGTTCACACCGTATAGTGCATCTCTTAAACCATTTGACACTTGAGTAGTTTCAAATTCACCTTCTGAATTAATAAATCCAACTGATGATGCGTTGTCAACTTTACCACGTCTTATACCTGCCGGTGCAAACCATGGAAATGCAACCTGATCGTTAAATGCAATCGTTCTCAGCATCATGTGTGAAGCCGGAACAGCAACTGATTCACCGCTGTTAGCAGTGGTAAATCCTGCAGGATAGTAAACACCAGTAAATGAATCTGTACTTAATAGTCCATCTTCACCGTTGTCTGCCGCGCCTGCTGTGTTGTTTGCCCAGTTTGTAACTTCTGTTGAAGTAGGTGCTAATCTAAATGGTGCATCGCCAACAACAAATGCTGTGTCTTTTCTATCTGCATTTAAAGTTTCTAAGTCAGTGATTAACTCTGGATAGCCTGGTGCCGCCAATAAGTTAAACTCTCTTTGTTCTTCTCTCAATGCAGTAGTTGATGCTACTGTTGATTTCATTGCTTCTACAACAACTGCTCTTTGTGCCTTTCTACC